AGAAAGAAATGCAAAAAGCTCGAAGACGTAGGTAATATGGAATGAGTTAGGGAAAAAGTTGTGGCATCGGCAGAAGCAAAAATACAGATTGCCGTTAAAAATCTTAATGCGTTAATTAAATTAAATACACAATTAGACAAATTAAATAAAACAAATCAAACTTTAATTAAAGGTATTGATAGATTAAGTGCAGGTATTAACGATTTAGCAAAAGGAGAAGGTTTTGGGAAAATAAGTAAAGATGCAGATGCAGCAGCTAAATCAGTAGATAATATTGCAAAATCAACTAATAAACTTCAGCAATTTCAAGAATTTATTGGAAGAAAAGGCAGATTAAATAAATTTGGTCTTATGGGTTTAGGAGGAATAGGAGCTGGAGCTGCTGGAATTAAAGGTATAAATAATATTAGTAATGCTTTAAGTAATTTAGCTCCAGCAATAAAACTTCCTACTATTGCATTAGGAAAATTTGGAGCAGTTGGAAAAGCAGCAACAATTTTAACAAGTGCAAAGTTAGCTCCAGCTTTAGGTGTATTAGCTGTTGCTTATATGGCTGTTGGAGATGCAGCTTTTAAATTAATTCCTAAAACAGTTGAATTAGGAAAAGGACTTTTTGGTTTAGGTAACGTAGCAGGAGGAATAGTTAAATCTGGTTTAATACAAGCATCTTTAGCATTTAAACCTTTAAGAACTGAAATTGAATTAACTACTCAAGCTTTATTAAAATTAGATGAAAGATTTAAAGCTCCAAGAGGTTTAATAACTGCAAAAAACAGAGCGTTTGGGATTAGGGAAAGAGGCACACCAGAAGAAGAAGAAGTAAGAATAAGAAACAGAAGAATCAACCAAAAAGCTGCTGAAGATAGACAATCAAGAATGATTGCGGCTGGAAACGCTCCTATTTCAAAAGCTAGAAAGCAAGCAATTCGATTAGATTCTCAATTTAAAAATTTACCAACTGTAAAGGCAGTAAGACAACTTCTTGTTATTGAAAAGAAAAGATTACTAATACATAAAAGAAATCTTAGAGCAAGTGAAAAATTAAATATGATGGCACAGGCTCAAGGAATGGTTGGCAGTACAGGATTTACTGCTGCTCAATATGGGCCACAACCTGCTGCATTAACAATGATGCAACGAATGGGCTTTGGTTCAGGAGCAAATCCTCAAGGAATGTTTGCAAGTAGAGGGGGAATGGGTGGTCGATTGAGAGGAGCTGGAAGTAGTGCAATGATTGGTGGTATGTTCCCTCTTCTCTTTGGACAAGGAGGAGCTAGTGCCGCAGGTGGTGGTTTAGGTGGTTTAGCTGGTGGAATGTTAGGAGGAGGATTTGGATTTGGATTATCTTTATTAGGTACAGTTGTTGGTTCTAAAATTCAAGAAATTGATGATTTTAATAAATCATTAACACGTTTAAATGCAACACTTTCTTCTTCTGGAGATGGATTTAAAACAACAGGAAAAGATGTTTCTGAGTTAGCAAAAAGATTAGGAGTAACAAAACAAGAAGCAATTAATGTTTTAAATTCTTTTGCTCAGTTTGATTCTTCTGGAGTAAGACAGTCATTAGCGAATGTTTTTGGAACGGATTCAGGAGCAGTTGATCAAATTGCTTCAGCAAGGACAGAAGCTTCGCTAGTTCAAACAATATTTGAAAAAAGGCAAGAGTTAGGATTAGAAGTTACTGAACAACTAATAGATCAATCAAAAATAGTAGATAATGCAACTCTTGAATTTGCACTTGTTACTGCAACTTTAAAAAAGAAAAAAGATATAGCAGTTGAAGAGGCAAAAAGAATAAGCACTATGGAACGAATAAACGCTGCGGTTAATCCTTTCCATGAAGATCCTTTCTTAGCATTTGGGAAAGAGAATAAAAATAGAGCTGCCAAAGTAGCAGCAGGTTTTGATGAGAGTTTTGATGAAGATGTTCAAAATGCTATTAAATCTATAGAAGATTTAAGAAAAGTTATGGATAAAGTTGCACTTGCTTCTGCTACAGATTTAGCTGAAGCTTTACGAGAAGTTAATATTGAAATAACAAAATTACAAAACCCAACATATCAATTAATTGAAGCTGCAAGTGCAATTAGTGAAGCATTTAGCACATCATTTAAAGGAATAATTAGTGGAACGATGAGTGTTCAACAAGCATTTGCAAATATGTTCCAACGTATTGCAGATCATTTCTTGGACATGGCAGCACAAATGGCTGCTGCATCTTTAAAACAAGGAATATTAAATATGTTTGCAAAGCCATTAGTTTCAATGAGCTTAGGTGGAGCAGGGTTGCCTACTGATGTAGGAGGTTTAACTACTAAACAAGCGTTCTCAGGAAAAGCATTTATAAAATACGCTTCAGGAGGATATGTAACCAGACCAACCGTAGGACTTGTAGGAGAGGCTGGAGAAGACGAATATGTAATTCCTGCATCAAAGATGGCTTCAAGTATGCAACGCTACTCAGCAGGTGCTAGAGGTGATTCTGTAATTGCTGGAAGTGGTTCGTCTTATGCAGGTGGCGGCAGTGGAGGATCTACTACTGTTAATTACTCTGGTCCTATATTGAACTTCAACTCTGAAGAGTTTGTTCCTAAGTCTGCTGTAGGCGAAATAATTGCAACTGCTACATCTAGAGGTGCTAAAGCTGGAGAAGCTAGAGCTTTATCTAGTCTTCAAAATTCACGCAGTAAAAGAAGTAACATAGGATTATGACAACAAGCTCTGGTTATGTAGCCTTAACTAATTTTATTACTGTTACTAAGTTTGATGGTAACAATCCAAATAAATCAGGAACGGCTTTTAGTCCTTATAACAAATTTCAAAATGGAAAGCATGGAGAGGTACTTAATAAAGATGATAGTTCACTAAAATACAATTATCTTTCTTTTATTTATCAAGGAGCTGCTAGAAATAGATCAGGTGACAATATGACTTCTTCTTTGCTTCTTGCTAACAGCGAAATAAGTATGAGATTTGCAGTTGAAGCAGTTACAGAAAAATATCACGTTAAAGTTGAAACTTATTTAATGACAGAAGCTTTCGAGCAAAAAACAAAATTAACAGAAGAACAATGGCTTGTTTCTTCTATGTCATACGATCCACAAACAATAGAAGTAATTTTATCGTCAGCTATTGATGCTGTTGGAGCGAATGCTCCTGATCGAGTTTTAACAAAAGAGATCGTAGGACATTTACCTGTCACTGGATCTCTTCAGAACAGGTGAAACCACATCAATTAATTGGATTGCCTTATCGTTTAGGTGCTGATCCTGAAAAACATAAAGCTGGTGATTGTCTTTCTTTATGTAGAACAGTTTTAAAAAGTTACGGTATTAGTTCTCCTGATCCAGAGCGTTCTTGGTATCGGAGATTAAGGAAAAAAGATTATAGTATCTTTTTTGAAGAATTAAATAGGTGGGGAGTTGATTCACCCCCTAAACTAGGAGCAATTGCTTTATGCAAATCAGATGATGGTTATGGCATGGCAGCTTTTTACGAGGAAGGATGGCTGAATTACCAAAAAACATTAGGAGGCCAGGTGGTGATTTGGTCGCCCCTAAACGCCCTCACGGTAGAAGGCTGTTATTACCAACGGAAGTAGAACTATGTAAGCTTTTAAATTTAAGTGAAGATGAATATTGGTATTTTCAAGATACGGTTGCTGCATATAACGGACAAAGACCAAAAGGATATGAGTTAATTCCTGATATACAAGCAGCAGAAGTATTAGCAATTGAAGGCGTTAAAGCTTTTTTAATCAATGTAGGAATAGCTGTAGCTGCTGCAACTATTTCATACCTGTTAACACCTAAACCAAAAGAAATGAAGCAAGGCGGTTCGAGAAGAACTGCTGATGCTATTGGTAATAAAAAATTTGCTCCACAAGCTGCGTTTGATTCAATTCAAGAGTTAGCGATATTAGGTGATGCAATCCCTTTGATTTTTGCTAGTCAAACAATAGAAAACGAAGGACAACCTAATGAAAAAGCTAATGGTGGCGTAAGAGTTAATAGTCAATTACTTTGGTCACAGTTTTTAAGTTTAGGAAAATATCAACAATTAAAAGTTTTAGCTTTATTTTCTTTAGGCGAAATAGGTTCAAATCCAGATTATGAAGGTTTTGCAATAGGAGATAGCCTTTTAAATACTTTTAATTCACATAAGGTTGGACTTTATTTTAAAAATAATGGTCAAAGATTTCTTTCTAGTGAAAGATATTTGAAGTCTAATTTAATAAGTGACGATACTGATCCTTTTATTATTAATACACCTGCGGTTGGACAGGTAGATAAAAATAAAGGTTTTAGTGGAGCAAGAAACCCTTCAACTCAAGTTACTTTTGGAGCGTATTCACCTGTACCTAATGCTCAAGCGGTTAAGTTGCCTTATGAATTATGTGTAACGGTTAGAGGGCATAGCAAAGAAGCTGGATGGGACTTAATGAGGAAAAGAAAGAAAGTAGAGTTTGCTTATTGGCCTGCTAGATGTGGAGTTATAAAAGTAGTAAGAAATGGGTCTGCACTCTCTCGTACGAGTTCAAATGCAATTGAGGGTGCAGTAGGAGATATTGTTGAATATCAAGTAATTGGAGGAATGGGTGGTAATGATGAACGCAATACTCTTCAAAGGGTTTATGACACTGATTTTGGTACGACTGGGCATCAACAAGATTACGACCAGCGTGATAATCATGCTTTTAGTTATTCTCCTCATGGAGTTGATGACGTAGATAGTATGACAATCTCTATTCGAGAAAATGTAGACGCTTTATTTGTAAAAGGTGAACAATATTTATTTGGGACGGCAGTTATGAAATGTATTCAAATATTAGATCCTATTCCTTATAATATTCAAACAATGAAAGGATATGCGTTTGAAATAATAGAAAAAGGAGAAATTGATATTCCTGTCACAGGTGCATCGTTAGGAACTCATGGTAATAATCCTCGCTGGTATGATCCAAGAGAAGATAATAGAGTTGATCTTCAAAGAACTGCTGCATATAGCTTGAGTGATACAAGTGAAATTTTCTTTAATCAAAAAATTAGTGGAATAGATGTTGGATTGAGGGCTGCCTATGGCAGAGGTGAAGGTGATTTATATTATGGGCATGACATTTATACGTGTCAAAGAGTAGCGTTTGCCACTGTATCTAATAACAGAGATTGTGATGTTACAGAGATAGGAATTAAATCAAAAGTATTTAAACAAATGCGTTTTGCAAATGTAAATAGTCAGCCTGGTCAGGCGGCTTTGGATCGTGCATATGACGATAGAACACAAATTCAATTAGGCCAAGTAGATAGATATTTAGCTCGTATGTCTTTCTTTATGTTGCAGGTAAGAAAGATTGGTCAAACTACTTGGTATGACATGAAAAACGGGATTTCAACTAACCATACAGGGTTATTTGCTGTCAGAGGTAATTCTCCTGAATTTCAATATAATACTATATCAATCCAGCAAGAATCAGGTCAGTTTGAATATAGATTTAAACCTTATCCTGGTAATTATTTTACAAGAGGTGGTAATTGGGGAAAGCAAGTAAATTTATTTGTTCCTGTTACAGATGCAAAATACAAAACAATGCAAGATTTTTCTTGTAATATTCCAGGGGTAGGAGGTTTTAATGTTACTTTTTCAGGTAAAGAAGCACAATCAATAGTAGAAAATGATGTTTTTACCAGTAATCCAGATTGGAATATAGAGCCATCAGAAAGAGTATCAAGTGGTTTGGTTAATCAAATCACTCATAACAACAGTACTGTATGGAAAAATGATTCTACTTTTAATGGAAGGTCATCTGTTAAAGAATGGGTTTCAAAAGGAATTATAAATAACTCAGGTTGGAGGATTAAATATAACGATCCAAGTACAAATATTTATGTTCCAGATGGTCAATATGGTTGGAATCTTTATCCTATTAATGGTGGGATAGACGCAAGACAAACTCAAGGAGGCGATCCTGGTAAAGGAGTAGGGCGTTGGCCTGACGTATTCTTTATACATAACAATATTATGTATAGACCTAGACAGATTGATGGTAATGGAAATCCTTCTTTAGCAGGAAATCATCCTGATGGAAAATATTATTTATTTTATGTTGAAAAATTAGAAAAAGAAGATGTTACACCAACGCCTTATTTTGGTCCAAGTTCTGTACCTATTGATGGATCTCAAAGTGATGGTAATGGAAGTGGTTTACACGTAAACTTAACTGTTTATAGAAATAAAGATTCTGCTGGTAACTGGGGTGATAAATATCATGCAACATGGGAGCCAGATCAAAATAATCTAGGATCAGATTATAGAAGTAGCGACCACGGAGAATATATTCCTTCTACTTATTCAGGAACACACCTCTTACCAACTAGTCTTGAAGTACGTTTTACAGTAGGAGAAGTATCATTTCCTGTCCCAGGGAAAAATTTGAATGTCCATGATGTTATAAAAGATTGGAATATTTACGAAGGAGATTTTAACAGTAATAAAAACGAACCAGAACATCAAATTTCTTTTGTAAATGAAATAATTAAAACTGAAAATGATACTGCTGCGGCTCAATATACAGATTTAGCTTACGCAGGTTTAGTTGTTAATAGTTCAAAAGAATGGACAAACTTTAGTCAACTTTCTGCTTACTTTAAACAAGGAATAAAAATAGAAAGGCTAATAACATCTGGAACAAGTTCTTCTAATTTGTTTCCTGAAATAGCATATGCGTTGTTAACAAGTTCAAGAATTGGGGCAGGAGAATTAGTAGGAGCTATTTCTGTTGATAGGGATTCAATGAGAGATGCAGCTAGATTTTGCCAAGCTAATAATTTCTTTTGGGACGGAGTGATTTCTTCTAAGTTAAATTTAAGAGATTTTATTTTTGAAAATGCTGGTTATTGTTTATTAGATTTTACGATTATTGGCGGTAAGTTTAGTCTTAAGCCTACAGTTCCTATTAAAGGTAATGGAAATTTTGAAATAGATAAAAACGGGAAGCCAGATATAAAATGTTTGTTTACTGATGGCAATATTAATGATTTACAAGTAGCTTTTTTAAGCCCAGAAGAAAGACAATTATTTAGAGCAGTTGTTTTATTTAGACATGAAACAGTAAATGGTTTTCCTGAAACAAAATCTGTATTAGTTCAATCCACATATGGCTCGGTTGCAGATCCTATCGAAACCTTTGATTTATCTGGATTTTGTACAAGTGAAGATCAGGCAATAACTTTTGCTAAATACGCTATTAATTTAAGAAGACTATCTGATCATGGAATTACATTTAAAACAGCTCCACAATACGTTCAACATTTAAGTCCTGGTGATTATTTTCGTTTAGTTTCGGAGGTGACGCATACAACTCGTTTTAGAAATGGTGCAAAATTAGAAGATGGAACAATCGTTAGTAAAGATGATTTGACTGGTAGTGAAGAGGTTTTGTATTGGAAACCTGGAACGGAAGGCAACATACAGACTTCAACTCTTGCTCAAGCTCCCATTGGTGTCTTGTTTACTGTTAAAAATACAACAACAGAAAATAAAGTTTATAAATGTGAAACTATTTCCTATGGTGAGGATGGATTAATTGAAGTAGCTGGTAGCTATGCTCCTACTGAAACGAATGGAACACTTTCTGTACTACAGAATTGGGACGTACACTTTGATGTTAAAGAAAATTAACTCATGACAACAGCACAATCATTTCCTGCCGTTAAACCAACTTCCAGAAGTTATAACCCTGGAACGTACCCAAGTACCACATTTGAATCGTTAGACGGTACAAAGACACATTTACGTTTTGGTAATAAACGAGTTAATGCAACATTGACTCTAGGGTTTTCAAATATTACAGATGGACAAGCAGGATTGATTCTTGATCATTATGACGATGTTAATTCTGTTTGGGATTATGTGAAATTTACAACTGCTGATGGTGCATTAGGAATAAACGATCCAGGGTCAGGTAATTTTTTGACAAAAGAAATTGTTGGTTCTACTGGAACAGGTGTAACAGAAAAAGGTTTAAAATGGAGATATTCTAGGCCTCCAACAGTAACAAGTGTCTTTCCAGGAAGATGTAATGTTAGTTGTAGTTTTGTTGCTTGCCTAGATTCACCGTAGAATAGACTCAATGTTTTAATTTAAG